GGTAACGCTCGTGCCTGGCGGCACTTTATCGAGCTGCGAGGCTCAATTCATGCCGATGCTGAAATGCAGAGGTTGGCGATTGCCGTGATGAAGAAGCTGCAAGATGCGGCACCTAACATTTTCAGTGATTACGAAGTGACAGAAGAAGGCGTGACAACGCCTTATAGAAAGGTGTAAGCGATGAAAGAGCTAATTGAGCAATATCGCAACATAAAAGCTGAGGAGGAGACGCTAAACTCGCTCAGCATCAAATATCATGCGATTTACGACGAAACAACCACAATTGAACAGGCTGTTTTGATTGTAAATGACTGCCTGACAAGCGTTGCTCATGAGATAGTCACCGCCCTTCAGCAACAGCTTGACGAAGCCGCAAAGCAGCCAAACGAGCCTCAGCCTGAACGCAAGCCACTGTGGGCTGTGATTGCCGCCGGAGAGCCTGATTATGAGGCCAGATCCAGAGGGATCATGGGCAGCACGAAATATCGCATGTTTTTCACAAAACAAGATGCTTTGGAATCTATCGGCGATAGCATCGACAAAAAGATTGTCCCAGTGTGGGGGGAGTGAAAGATGAGCAAGCAGATTGAACAACTGAAGGCCGACAAGGCAGCACTTGAAGTGGCATTAAAATTGATTGCACATCAAGACATGCATACAGACGACTTCTTGATTTCTCGAATCAAAATGTTTGAGGCAAAGATTGCCGACCTAGAAAGAAATGCCCCTGACACATGGGAAAACGCAAGGAATATTGTTGGCTACTGGGAAGCCTTTGACAACACGAACAAGGCTATACATTTTGACCGTGAAATCGAAGTTGCTAAGTACGTCCGCCATCTTGAGCGGCAAATAAACGAAGGGACTTGCAATGCCCCTAACATGGACTTCTAACGGCAGAGTCTGGTTAGCGTTGCATGGTGATCAATGGGCCAAGATTGAGCATGTAGAAACTGACCAATATCCATTTTATGCAAGCATAGGCTGGCACGCGTCAGATAAAGGTGAACTGGATCTTGATGCATGCTTCTGGTCTGCTGCTGCAAAGTTCAAAACGCTTGAAGAAGCTCAAGAGTGGGCTGCTGGGAAAATGGGAGTGGAGAAATGAGCGATGAGATTACGTTTGAACAGATAGGCAAATACCTAAAAGACAAACGAGAGGCCGCAGGCGTCACGCAGGATCAGGCTGCATTGGCGATTGGCATACCCAGGCCGGCTGTATCCTTACTTGAATCCGGCCAACGCAAGGTCAGTGCCGTTGAACTGGTAAAACTTACGAAGCTGTATGGCTTTGAAATTGACCAGTTTGTTCAGGAAATGGAGGTGATCTATGTCAGTTGAAATCACGCCCGCCCTTTTGAGCGACTTGCGACAGAAGGCAGACGCATCGCCTGCCGTGATGCTGGCACTGGTGGCGGAGATTGCAAAGCTGAAAGTTGATTTACTTGAAACACAGATTCAGCGTGCCGAAGGTGTCTTACGCATGTTTCGTGGCGAGCAGCAGGATTTTACCGGCCTTTTTAGCGAAGGAGATCTGATTGCTGAAGGGCTTGATAAGCCCGCTGAAATTGACGGGACAACGGCTGGCATTTGGGCTGGTTTTATCGAGCGAAAACAGCTTGAGGTTGAGCAGTACAAAAGTCTGGCAACGAAACCAATTTCGTGAGCAAAGGGGAGGCTAAGAATGAGTGACCCAATCAATCACGACCACTACAACAATCATCCCAGCGGCGTGCAGTGCATCGAGATTGCCGAGCATTTCACGAACAACGTCGGATGCGCGATTGCTTACCTTTGGCGGCACGGTCAAAAAGGTGATCCCGTTGAGGATCTGCGTAAAGCTCGGTGGTACGTTGATCGGGAGATTCAAAGGCTGGAAAGGATGAAACAAAATGATACTCGGAATTGATCCTGGTCCGGTTCAGTCTGGCTTCTGCCTGCTCGATATGGATAGTGAAATTGTCGAGGTGGGCAAGCGATTAAATCCTGAGCTCAGAGAGTTCATCAGGCTGTTGGAGCGTCGGCATGGGTTTTACAAGATTGCTTGTGAGGGCATGGTTTTTCAGGGCCGTGGATTTGGCAAAGACTCAATCCAGACATGCTACGAAATAGGCCGATTGCAGCAGCTTACTGCCGATCTGGGTATCGGGTTCCAGCTTTACACCCGTTTTGAGTATGGCCGATACTGGGTAATTGAAGGATCTTTGACGGATTCAACCTTGCGGGCCGCGCTGGAGCGATGTTACGGATCTTCAGCCAAGAAAGGCGATCCGCTCTATCAGCTTAAGGGCCCTTCCGACAAGCGAAGCGCGTTTGCCCTGGCGAAGTATCACGCAATCAAGTTAAGAGCCGCTTCAACCGCTCAACTCCAGACCTCTTGAGGTATAAGACATGGGCAGGAAGATCGATCGAGAGTTGGTCGTACCTGTTTTACTGAATTACATTCGGGAGGGTAATTCATTTAAGGATTCGTGTGCTTTGGCCGGCGTGAGTCTTCGAAGGTTTCAGGAGTGGAAAAAAGCGGATGCCGCGCTGTCCGCGAGCTTAAAAAAAGCCGAAATGGACTGCAAGCGATGGCACATTCAAAACATCAGGAACCATGCGAAAGAGGACTGGAAAGCTTCAGCATGGTTCTTAGAGCGGAAATACAAGAGTGAATGGGGTAAAGAACAGCCTGAGGTGAAGGTCAGACAATCGGTAGAGGTCACAACGAATCATGCAACTGTAGTACCGATTGAAGAGCTGCATGAGGCGGCCAAGATACTTGCAGGGCTAGGTTTTGCTATTGAAACGAGCGCAAAAGAAACCGGAAAAGAGCCCGATGGCAAATCTTGATTTAGTCAAGGCTCTGCTTCGCAAGCCGCAATATTCGCCCCACGTGCCGTTCCCAAAGCAGTTGGCGATGATCCTGGCTGCTCGCTCCGGTCGATTGCGAGAAGTGCTATATGGTGGCGCTGCCGGCGGTGGCAAGAGCGACGCGGCTTTGATGCTGGCGCTGCAAGATGACTGGATTGCAGACGGCGAATATTCAGCGCTGATCTTGCGGCGAACCTTCAAAGATCTGAATCAGCCTGAAGGGATCTTGACGCGCGCTCATGAATGGCTCGACGGTAAGCAGGGTGTGGAATGGCGAGCTCAACATAACCGGTTCGAATTTAGCAGCGGCGCGATGGTGCAATTTGGCTATTGCTACAAGCCAAACGACCATCTGAATTATCGAGGCGGAAAATACAATCTGATCATTTGGGAGGAGCTGACAGACTTTGGCGAGAGGCCATATCGCTATCTGTTTTCGCGCCAGAGACGACGCAAGGGCTCAACTCTGCCACTCTTGACCGCTGCGACAAGCAACCCAGGAGGGCCGGGACATAAGTGGGTCCGAAAACATTTCGTTGAAGGCAAGTCAGATGATCGGCTTTTTATTCCTGCCAATTTCACCGAGAATCCACACCTTGACGCAGAAGCCTATTCAGCGACGCTCGACAACCTTCTGCCGGTTGAACGTGCCTGGCTAAAATCTGGCGATTGGTATGCAGAGCAGACCGGTACCCTGTTTGAGCGCGGGTGGCTCAAGATAATCGAGCAGCTTCCGAAACAGGGCCGGGTGTCGTGTCGCGCTTGGGATACTGCCACAACCCCCAACGCTGGCGACTGGACTGTCGGGCTCCTGCTGCATTTTATCGGGGGTGAATTCTTTATTGCGGATGTTGTCAGGGGGCAATGGGGGCCGGCAGAGGTTGATCGAATCCAGCGCGAGACGGCAGCGAAAGACGGACCAGAAGTATCAATCATTCTGGAGCAGGCACCAGGCGACGCCGGCAAGCGGGTGAATCATTATCTTCGGAGCGGCTTGCCTGGCTTCCATGTGGTCGATGTGCCTTCGACAACCAACAAATATCTCAGGGCAATTCCTGCAGCAAAGGCGGCCAAAGCAGGGAAACTGAATCTTTTAAGAAAGCAATGGCTTGCAGAGTTTAGTCAAGAGGTTTTAGAATTTACTGGCAGGGAATCTGGCGACGCGCACGACGACCAGGTTGACGCTCTTTCTCTTGCTTTCAATTGGCTACACGGTATTACAGGCGGACAAACCAGTGATTAAGGGGCATGATCCGATTGACACAACCGTTGTTGCGATAGCGGCACCCATGCCGGCGCACGCGGTCCCGGTCTATGCCGCAAAATCGAACGAATGGCCGATTGTGACACTCGACCAGCTCGGGCTCCTGAGGAGCGACGGGGGCGAACGCAAGCCTGTCGAGCCGGCAAAGGTCGGAGTGATTCGAATCGGCCTCAGGTGGATTGCCAAGAAAGCTTCAAAGGTAGGTTTCAGTGTTCGCCGGCGGGTTAATGGTGAATCCATCGAGCCAGAGCCGGACCATGAGCTGGTGAGGATCTGGAACGCATCTGACCCAACCAAGCTGATTCAGCGAATTCTGGACGATCTCTATCTCTACGGCAAAGGCAATGCCCTGCTGGAGAAGGTGAGGGACGCCAATTCGAAGAGGGTCATCAAGCTTCGACCGATCAACATCCAAAAATGCAATCGTGATACCACTTTGAAGATCTGGAAATACGGCACGCAGCCGATTCTACCGGATAATCTGGTATGGATTAGCCTGGGCGCCGATCCTGACGATCCTGACATGGGCATTGATCAATGGGCAGGGTTTGAAGAGGATCTTCGAACGCTCAAGGGTGAAGCTGAATACACGGCAGACGTGCTCGAAAATGCGGGCGTTGTGGGGCTCTTTATCACCAAAGACGATCCGAACATGGTTCTGTCTGAAGATGCCCGCAAGAAGATTCAGCGTGAAGCTAAGGCTATGACCACCGGGAAAAACCGGGGGGCTGCTTACGTTTCGGGAACCGGCCTGAAAGTAACCAGCGTCGGCTCGACCCCTGAAAGCATGGCGCTCGAGAAGCTGACTCTGGGAGCCCAGGCAAGAGTTGCGGCAAACATGCAGCTCGCGCTCATGGTGCTCGGGCTTTTTGATCCTGGCAAAACCTATGCAAACTTGAAAGAAGCCTCGAAAGGCTCCTATCTAACGGCTGTGATCGGGATTCATGACGCCATTGCGGAAGCTTTGTCGCGTGACCTGCTCCCAGACACCGGCACGGATAGCGAAACGTATGAAATCGTCTGGGATTACGACGACCAGGAAGAGTTTCAGGAAGATCTTGATCTGGCAACCAATCGGATCGTCAAGCTTTGCGGTGGTCCTGTTCTCACGCCAAACGAGGGCAGAGCCAAGATCGGTGAAGCCCCGCTGGACGATCCTTCAGCCTCAATACTCAAGACTTCTGGACCTCAAGCCGTCATGAGTACGACAGGGGGGCAGATATGAACCCCGGTCAAACAAGGCTCAGTTTTTACCAGGGAACAACCAAAACAGTTTTGGTGACTTGGAAATCAAGCGCCGGAGTAGTTCGCGACTTGACTGGCTGCACGTTCCGCTGCACTGGAAAAAAAGCATTTTCGGACAGCCAAACAACTTTCAGCCTGACAACGGCCAACAGTGGAGCGACACTGGTAACGGACGGAGGAATCCAGAAAATCAGATTGGCATGGACTGACGAAGCAACAGCCTTGATACCTTCAGGAGAGGGAGTCTGGGATTTGTTTGTTGATTTCCCCAATGGGGATTCAAAAGCCATCTTGGCGGGCCCTTACTCAAGTTCACGGAGGGTGCCAAGTCCCAATGTCTGACGAAATCATCGTAACTACAGACACTGAAATCGATACAGTCACGATCGAGTCCGATGGCGACTTGGTTGAGATCGTCAAAGCCGATACAGATTCGAATTACACAGTGTTGACCATCGGCGAACAGGGCCCAGCAGGCTCAAACTACGCTCTACCTGCTGCCACCAATAGCACCCTCGGCGGGATAATCGTCGGCGATAACCTGACGATCAATGCGAATGGCCTTCTGTCGGCTCAGGCGGGCGGTGTGACGGCATTCAACAATCGAACAGGAAACGTCAGCCTGACGGCGAATGATGTTTCGACGGTGGGTAATGACCTTTACGCCAAGGAATCAAACCAGACCCGTATTAATTTTGCCGATGGGCTGGTTCCGTTAAGCATCAGAAATTCAGGGCCATCCGTCAATCCAAT